AACTATATGAACGAGATATCGTTCTTGAATTTGAAAAAAAAGTGGTATATGAAAACTAAAGATCACGTTTTAAATCTATTATCTCACGGATTTAAGTTTGACACTGTTGCGAGATTAAATGAATCTCAAGTAAGAGTGTTATCTGAAAAATTATTCAAAGAGAAAACTAAAGAAGTAAAAATAAAAGATTCTAAATTAAAAAATGAAATTAAAAATTTCATTAAAACACATTCAAAAATCAAAGATATTGACGAAAATATTAATGACTGGACTGATGAGGAATTAATTGATAAAATTAAGGGATACGCAAAACACGCTGATCGTTCTAAATATAATAAAAAAGCCAGTGATTTATTTAAGGAATTTGAGAATGAATCAAAAGGGAAAAAAGAAGAGACTAAGGAACAAGAAGTCACAAAAAAAACGACAACGACTTATGAGATTCCTGCTCAAACTGCAAAGACAACAGGCGCCGATATTGGAAATGTTAATATTAAAGTTGACCCATCTGGTATGGTTAAAGCAACTGAAATTGCCGAAGATGATGACACCGTAAATGTTGTTAATGATCCTGATGCCACAGAAGATGGTATGGGTATTTTTGAAAAATTTGAATCAAAATCACAACAAAGATTATTCTACTCAAGATGTGGGAATGGTAAAACAAAAACTGAAAAAAAATGGTGTAAATGGGCTAAAGAATTTTCTAAAGAAACTAATTACGAAACTACACCTGAGAAAAAAGAAAAAAATGAATCTGACGAAAAATTCATAGAAGAGAGTATCGTTAGGTTAATAGAAAAGAATGTTAATCCTAAAATGAGTAAAGGTGACTTAATTCGTACAATTAACGAAAAATCACAAGAATCGTCTATGATATTGAAAAACCCGTTAAAAAATACTATGTTTTCAAAAGAATCTGGAATTGAAATGAAACGTATGAAAAAACCAACAATGGGTATGCCGGTAATGGGTACAATGGAAGAAAACACTAAAGAGAAGGAAGCACCTGTAAAAGAACCAGGAATTAAGACTCCACCTAAAAGAAGAGATAATCCATTCAAAAACCCTAACCCTGGTACAAAAGAAAAACCAAGAGGAGAAAAAAAGACCAAAGATGAAATGAAGACGGATTTTATTGGTTTAATTAAACAGGCGTTAAATAAGAAATAATGGGAGAAAAAGATATAAAACGTTTAATTAGAAAAATTGTAACTGAAGCACCTGTAGATTACGGTGATTATCCTGAAAGAATGCATCCAAGAACTCAAAGTAATATTGAGGATCCTGAGAAAAATTTATACGGAAAAAATAAGGCGTTTAGAGGTGGAACATCTGATGTTGAAAAAATGACATCCAAAAGATTTAAAGATATTGTAGATTACGTTAAACGTTACTATGGTATAGTTGATGCAGAAGGTAGACCAAACAAAGGAATTAACATTACAGACCCAAGAGTTAAATACGGTATTCAAGTAGAACAAATGAGAGCCGTACAAGATGCAATGAGAATTGAAGGATCTAAAAAAGACGCATTAAAAGACTTAGCTTTAGAGATTGCTGCAAAAGAAGAAGGTTGGTTACCATATAGTAAAACTTTAGAAGATGCAATTGATGAGGGTATGATTGAAAAAGAAGATTCTAATGGTGTAGGAACGAAGTATAAATTTGAGTTTATTAATGTTGAAACATTTTTAAATGAAAAAAGAATCAATCCAAACCAATTCCAAATGGAAAAAGATGAGGAACCTGAATTTGAAATTCCCTCAAATTTTTCATTTGATGTGGATGAGTTAACACCACAAGAAGAGTTCCAACTTGAGGTTGAAAAAAGAAATGTCATTAATGCAATCATACAAGGAAAAGGGAAAAAAGGTCAATTTGCATTTCAAGCTTTTAAAGATAGATTAGATGAAATTGATGAACGTTTATATCCACTTTATAATAAAATTATGTCAGCAAATGATTTAATGTATTTTACTGAAGAAGATTTAATTGATTCAATGGGCGGAAATGCTGCTGGATCATCAGGTGTTGATGAAGATGGTGAAGATGAGGATAAAGATTTGGTAATTGCAAATGGAGTTATTTTTCCTATATTATTACATGAATTAGTTAAAGGTTTTGCCGCAATCCCAACAAGAGAACAATGGAGAGGTATGGATCCAGAAAGAGCTCAAGATGTAATGGGACAAACAGATGTATTCTCAAATGAAAAGATGCAATTTAGAGTGGGAGGTGAATTAATTACAAAATTAAGATTCCTTTTACCTGATGACTTAACAGTAAATGTTGAAAATAGAGATCTACTACCATTCTTTGAAAGATTACTTTACGCAGTTCCTGCTGAGGAATTCCTTAAAGAAATAATGGCGAATGTTGTTTCTGAAAATCCAAGTGATAACGATAAGGCTAAAAGAAAGTTCAACGAATTGTTAGTTAGAGCAAAAGAAGATTATAAAAAATATAAAGGTGATGGAGACGATGAAGACTATGAGGATGAAGATGATGATATCTTATCTAAATTAGGTTTCTAAATTAATCACAAAATACTTAAAACCCCCTTTTATGAAAATAACTGGGGGTTTTGATATTTATATAAAAAGAACTTTATGGGATTAACTAAAGAACAAGTAATGTTGGAATATGTGAAGTGTATGAAAGATACTCCATACGCATTAAAAACATATCTACAAACATACGACAACACCGTTTCAAAATATGTCCCATTGGAGTTATTTCCCGATCAGATATCATTACTAAAAGATTATGAGGATTATGAGGAAAATATTGCATTAAAGTATCGTCAGGCAGGTGTATCTACGGTAACAGGTGCGTGGATATCAAAGAGATTGGTATTCGCAAAGAAAACACAACCTGAAAAAATCCTTATTATTGCCAACAAATTGGATACATCTATGGAGATGGCGAATAAGATACGAGCTTTCGTGGACCAATGGCCAAGTTGGGTTGGTGCAGGATTCTCTAACGATAAAAATTCACAAAAACATTATAAATTAACAAATGGGTCTGAGGTAAAAGCGGTGGCAACATCAAAAGATGCCTTGCGTGGTTTTACCCCTACAATACTTGTATTTGATGAGGCGGCCTTTATTGAGGCTGATAGTGATTTCTGGGCGGCTTGTATGGCATCCTTATCCACAGGGGGTAAGGTAATTGTGGTTTCAACACCGAATGGTTATGATCCAATTTATTATGAGATATACGATCAGGCATTAAAGGGAATGAACAACTTCAAAATCTCTGAGATGTTTTGGTATCGAGATCCAAGATATTCAAAAGATTTATATTTGGTTCCAACAGAAGATTTAGTTAAATATCTTTTAAATAAAGAAGAACACGATGATAGTAAACATATATCATTTGCACATATTGACCCATACCAAAGAAACTATAACGAATTAGATGAGTACTTCAAAAAAGGTTACAAACCTTGTTCTAGTTGGTATGAGAAAATGGTTAAGAAACTTAAATACGATAAGAGAAAAATTAACCAAGAGTTAAATTGTGAGTTTTTAGGTTCGGGGGATAACGTATTTGAGAATAACCAATTAGAATATATTAAAAATAATACCCTTATGGACCCGACAGGTAAATTAATGGGTAATTCATTATGGATGTGGAAAGAACCAGTTCCTGAACATAAATACATTATGGGTGTTGACGTTTCTCGTGGGGATAGTGAAGACTTTTCATCCATTCAGATCATTGATTTTGATGATAGAGAACAAGTATTCGAGTATGTTGGAAAAATTCCACCTGACGCACTTGCTGAGATTGCTTATAAATGGGGGATGATGTATAATGCATTTGTTGTTGTCGATATTACAGGGGGTATGGGTATTACAACCGTTAGAAAACTACAAGAACTTGGGTATAAAAATCTATACGTTGAAGGTGTTGACCAATCAAGTATTTGGTCTTATAACGCAAAGGCAGCGGAAAAAATACCGGGATTAAACTTTAATAACAAACGTGTACAGATTATTGCAGCATTTGAGGAATATGTAAGACATAAGTTTAAAATACGTAGTGTAAGGTTGTACAATGAAATGAATACCTTTATTTATATTAATGGTAGACCTGACCACCAAAGAGGTCAACATGATGACCTTATTATGGGTATATCTATGGCAATATATGTTGCCGAATCTTCTTTCACGAAATTGGAGAAGGTTGTTGAAAGAACAAAAATAATGTTGGAGTCGTGGACGGTTGTTAACGATGAATCATCTAAACGACAATCACATTTTGACCCAGTTATACCAAATAATAATGTAAGAAATGATATGTGGTCAAGAGACTCTGGACCATCAAAAGACGATTATATAAAATATGGTTGGTTATTCGGGGGTAGATAATATTTATAGATATGGGACTTACGTCAAGAAAAAAATCAGGAAATATAATTGGGGGATCAAGACTTGTTGTCCCTGGTCAGCCTATTTATAATGTAAAAGTAAATGATCCGTCATTTAATAGTAAGGGGGATAAAAGTAATGGTCAACAAACTAATACCACTAATAACGATACAAAAAAGTAAAATGAGTGAATTGTTTAGTATTGACAAAAAATTATTAGATTTTTAATATGGAGCAAAATAATAATAACAACAACATGAATAATTTAACGATATGGCAGAGGTTGTCAAAAACCTTTGGACCTAACTCGTTATTGGGGATGGATTATCCCACATATAAGATGGACAAACAAGTCCTTCTTAAAACTACGGATAAAAAAGAATACGAAAAAGAAAAATTACAACTCCAACAAACATTATTCTTAAATAATCAATGGGCAAAAATTGAGAACAATTTATATACCCAAGCAATTTATTATGAACCAAATAGGATTGCTTCATTTTATGATTATGAATCAATGGAGTATACTCCTGAGATTTCTACGGCATTAGACATTTATTCTGAAGAATCAACCACACCTAATCAGGATGGTTATTTATTACAAATTTACTCCGAATCAAAAAGAATTAAAAGTATCTTGGTTGATCTTTTTGTAAACAACTTAGATATTAACACTAACTTACCTATGTGGGTTAGAAATACCTGTAAATATGGTGACAATTTTGTTTATCTTAAATTAGATACTGAAAAGGGTGTTACTGGGTGTATTCAATTACCTAACATTGAAATCGAAAGATTGGAAAGAGGTATGGAAACAAGAACTGTAAACGCAACCCCAAATCCAAACGATAAGGGTTTAAGGTTTAATTGGAAGGTAAAGGACATGGAATTCAATACATGGGAAATTGCTCACTTTAGATTGTTAGGGGATGATAGAAAATTACCATACGGGACTTCAATGTTAGAAAAGGCTCGTCGTATTTGGAAACAATTAATATTGGCGGAAGATGCGATGTTAATCTATAGAACATCAAGAGCACCTGAAAGACGTGTATTTAAAGTGTTCGTTGGTAACATGGATGATAAAGATGTTGAAGCATACGTACAACGTGTTGCAAACAAGTTCAAAAGAGAACAAGTTGTTGATAGTAAGACAGGTAATGTAGATTTACGTTTTAATCAAATGGCGGTAGATCAAGATTACTTTGTTCCTGTTAGAGACCCAGCACAAACAATGCCGATTGAGACATTACCGGGAGCACAAAACTTGGCAGAGATTGCTGATATTGAATATATTCAAAAGAAATTATTGACGGCCCTTAGAATACCAAAGGCTTATTTAGGTTTTGAAGAAGTTGTTGGTGATGGTAAAAACTTATCTTTATTAGATATTAGATTTGCAAGAACGATCAATAAAATACAAAAGGCGATTATTGCCGAATTAAATAAAGTTGCAATTATTCACCTATTCTTATTAGGATTTGAGGATGAATTACACAACTTTACTTTAGGTTTAACAAACCCATCTAAACAAGCAGATTTGTTGATGATTGATGTATGGAAAGAAAAGGTATCATTATATAAAGAGATGGTTACCGAGATCCCTAAATCAATCCAACCAACATCAGCTACTTGGGCTAAGAAACATATCTTTGGTTTCTCTGATGAAGAAATTAAACTTGAGGTACAACAAATTAGATTAGAAAGAGCGGTTTCTGCGGAGTTAGAAAATACTGCAACTATAATTACACATACAGGATTATTTGATAATGTTGATAAACTTTATCATACCGCAACAGGAGCGACACAAAATGCTGCGGGAGGAGCACCACCAGCACCAGGAGAATCTCCTGATATGGGAGGTGGAGAAATGCCACCACCACCGGCTGATGCGGGAGGTGAAATGCCTATGGGCGAATCTAAAAAAGATAATCTAAACATCTTATTAGAAAACGATGATTTATTGGGAGAAACGTATCTTGATTTATCAAAAGGTAGAAATTCTTTGGGTTCCATGGAAGATCAACTAAACAAATTACTAAATGATTGATATTTATAATAAAAAAAAATTATGAAATTTGGGATATTAAAATCAAAAATTGAAGATTGTTTGGTTGAATCTTATAGAAAAGATACACTTAAAAGAAATATGTTTGTTTTTGAAGAACTTGTACTTAAAAACAAAACTTTAAGTACTCTTTATTTCTTATATGATGAACTTAGTAAAAACAAAGGTTTAAATGAATCTATTGTAAACGATTATATCAATGAGAGTATTGTGTTATTTGAAAATACGGTATCTAAGGTCGATAAAAACGACCTTAAAGAATTGAATATGTGGGTTGACCACATTGTATCTGAAAATAGATATGAAGATATTGATAATCTTTTTTCTTCAAACGTATCTACAATTGAGGAGAAATTGAAAAGTAAAAAAACTATTTCAGAAAACCTTAAGAAAAGTCCGGAACAAGAAAAAGAAGTAATTGAAGTACCATTAAATTCTATGGTTAAAATTGCAAACGACACAATTAAAACATATATTGATGGTTTAAATGAAAGTGAGAAAAAACAACTTAATGTTTTATTGAGTACTCCTGATGAAAAACTTAATCAAAAATATGATTTCTTAAAAGAAGATGTTATTGAAAAATTAGAGACTTTATTGTCTGAAAATGAGGACTCGGAAGTTACTCAAAAAATTAATGAAACTATTAACAAATTACAAACGGAAGGATACGACAAAATTAATTATTTCAAATTAAAACAATTAAGAGAAAATCTTTAATTGTTAGGAATTTGTTTTTGTCTGTAA